ATTATTCGAGTCCTTCGCTGCCGTTAGGTGTTAAATCTTCCATCTCCATCGCTTGTTCAACTGTGATCAAGCCAAGAGATAACATCTTTTCAATTACTAGCAAACGTTCCATTGGTTCTGTTGCCAAGAATGAAGAATCAACATCAAAGCGCACAGCATTACCGCGAGCTGTTATGTCATCCATTGAGAGACGATCCTCTATCGCGCATACATAAGGCGCAAGGCTTAGAGAGAAGAATTGCTTACGCTCATCTAATACGTTGGCGTATGTCATGCTCTGATTTGCTTCTGCTGAAAGCATGTAAGCAGGAATGTTGCATAAACGGCTAATTTCAGTAGCCAGGAATTGCTGCGCTTCATCGTACATCATGTCTTTAGGTGAGAATGATGTCGGCTGGTATTCAAGAGTAGAAGTTAGATATGCAGTGCTGCGATTATTGCGTGCGTTCTTCCATGCTGCAAGTAGTCCTGCAACTTCTTTTGGATCTAAGTCTGCTCCGTTATTGCGTAGGACTCCGCTAGGCATTGGTGTAGATGCTGCTAGCACTGCTGCTTTGCGGAGATCGATTGCAGCTCTAATAGTTTCAGATCCGCGTTCTAAGATACCTTCATCAAATGCTTGGAAAGTAACAATAGATCCAAGACCGGACATGGGTACGGCAACTGCCTCAATATAATACTGAGTAATTTCCATGCCATAAAGATCAGTGGTAAATGTTACTTTGACATTAGGTATCCACTTGAAGCGAGAAGGACGGCCATCTTCTGCATACACTTCTGTAACCTGCCAGTAAGCAACGCCATACATAAGCAATGAATCAACAGTCCACGCCATTGTTACTGAGCGAGGTTGATTGATTGCTGGTTGATCTACCCAGATTGGGTTTCCTAATTCTTCACCTGTGGACTTGCGATATAAATTAAGTGGCAGTCCACCGATAACTCCTGAAAGTAAGTTACGGCACTTGGCTACTGAAGGCACAGACATCGCCTCATTGCGTTGAACGCGAGGTAGTACGTAATTGTAAAGCGAGTTTAAGTTCTCGCCCATAATAGTAGGGGCGTATTGCGCTGTAAGCGATGAACGCACATCTTTAGGTGTAGCTTCAGTTTTGCGAAATAGACCCATAGTCATAAAGGATACCATTTGTCAAGACATTAGACAATATGATAGGGCGTGTCTAAGTATATATTTGTGGTACAGATTGAGGCTTCATCAGAGTGGACACGATCATGGCCAGTGAAATTGGTGCGCTAACATCGCCTGCTGATTTTCTGCGAATTATACGCCATCCATGATCTGACTCCTTAGCTGCGCAGTTATTCATCTGCTCTATGAAGATTTCCTGCCCCGAATGAACGACCCTATGATTTACCAGGCTGTCTAGGTAGTCCGAACATGCTTGATAAAACTTCTGACCTGAAATATCTTGGACTTTGACTCCGGCATTGGCTAGGCGTTCGCTTATTGTGGCCGTTGTGTATTTGTCGTGAAGCACTAGCTTAGGCCGATAGATGTCGCACCATGCTTTGATAGAAGCTGCGATCTTAAGGTCATCTACTGCTGTATCGCTGTAGTAAGTCTCTAAGATGCCGATTCCTATGCGGCCATCTGGAAGGATCTGGCCAGCGCAAAGGCTCGCGTTTCTCTTAGACGGACTGACATCAAAGCCAAAGACTGTATAAGGCCCAGCCGACATAGTTAGATCGCTATCGCTAGTCTCTTCAAGGATTCCCATAGGCCAAGGGCTACTTAAAGCATCGATCCAAGAACACAAGGTCTCGGTGCGAATAGATTCAACACTGCTGATAGCAATCGTCTCGCGGATCGCATCCTCTGTCACTGTGTAGTTAAGCGAAGGGTTGGCCATGGCTATCGCATCCCAGAACTCCTCAGAATTGAGATCAATCTTGCAATACTGTGGCGCAGAATACTCCCAATAACCTAATTGCTTTGGTGGATACTCCATCGCCCTATTTCTCATGTCGTTCAGGACTTTTGAGAAATTATCGCCAGCATTACTAGTAAAAAGTGACTGGGAATTGGCACGTGCGCGAGTTACCGGACTTGCAGCGATAAAAGCCTGCTCATCAATCTCTCGCAGCTCATCGATCCAGAGAAAGTCTGCTGTTCTACCGCGAGCACCATCTCTGGTTGCAGCTACTACATCTAATCTGCATCCACCAAACTCAGGCAGCAACTCTATGGACTCAGTGCCGTTGGCATACCGGATCGCCTTCACCTGGCACATGAGAAAGTCGTGCCTTTCAATCATTGAGGCAATCTCTCGGAATGAGGTCAAGGCCATGCCTCTGTTTGAGGACATCATCAGGATGTTCTTCTCGCGAAAGATAAACAGCCCAGCCAGCACACGCATACGCGCTAGATGAGTCTTACCGGCCTGTCTTGCTACCAAGCATAGGTTTGACTTACGCACAAAGTTCCCTTTGCTGTCAATTTTCAGCATGTCCTCTAACACGTGGTGCTGCCATGGGAGGAGGGGCATGCCGATCTGCTCAGCTAGTTTGGCTACTTCTGCAACCCTAGATTTGCCCTTAATTGGAGCGTTGGATAGGCGTGGTTTTGTCTGCCCCAATCGCTTTCGTTTCTTAGCTGCCATGTTCTTAGTCTAACTCGGATCAGGCCGGTTAATGAACGGACTGTCCTCGACCGGTTTGGCGCGTGTCGGGGAGATAAGAGCAGGAGAGGCATAGGGGGTAGATAAAGGTGCTAAAAAAAGGGGTGCTGAGCGTGCACCCTTTGAGCTGTTGCATCTACGGCATGCAGAGGCCATGTTCTCTGGATCTAGTGGATCGCCCCCATTAACCAGGGCTACTAGGTGATCTACTGTGTCTGCTGCGCCTTGACAGTACCGGCATGTATAGTTGTCTCTAGCTAGTACCTGAAGTCTTATCTTCTTATAAGCAGTAGTTAATCTTGGATCGTTATTCTTTAATGCCATCCGTACTTACGCCAATGATCTAATGCTATGCATGGCTCACCATATCTATGACCTATATAGTCAAGGCCCCATTGTATCTGCTTATATCCATCTACTGTAGATAGATACACTGATCTACCTTGTGGTATTCCGTAATGACTACCATTAACAGCTGTTGGATTCCATGCTGATTCTTTACCATAGAGTATAGATAAACATTTATATTCTTCTAAGTTATAACCTAATGCGTAATAAGCATATTCTTTATATGTTACATATTGCACTGGTATAGATCCACCTGCATCAGGCATGATGCATAGAGCTATCCCAATAGCTACTAGCACCCCGCAAGCAACGCCCTTAAGGGGCTTGCGGTGAGCCTTTGAGAGGCTCTGCGCCGTTAGCGTACCATCGATGTCAAGTTCATTTGCATAAGTGCTGGTCAGAGCGGTGTGTCGCTTCATTGAGACCTCCTTTTAATACCCTGTGGATAACTTCTGTGGATAACTATTTATCGGTTGAGTAGAACCCTTTGCCCTTGAATACTGCCGGTATCGCAGCTATAACTTTAATCATTGGCTCATTACAGTAAGTGCATGGGATCATTGGTCTATCGTGCCATCCATGGAAGATTTCTTGACTGAGATTGCATCGTGTGCATTTGTAGTCGTAGGCTGGCAAGTTAAGCACCTCTGTATCATGTAAGACCCACAGCCTGTGCAGCGGTCAATGTCTGCCTCTGTGGGTTCGCTAGTAAGATGACCGTATTTAAGTTGGAGTAGTGGCAATAGATCAGCTAGTCGGATAATGCAGGCATACTCACTTGCATCTTCTCCTTGTCCGTTTAGCCGTATGACTCCGAAACCCAATTCCCCAGAAGAAGATGTCCGAGCCTTTAATTGTTTCAAGTACGCAAGAGGTTGAAAGCCTGCCCTGGCTTTTACTTCAACATCAAACGGCACGTTCACAATATCCTTGCCACTACCCCGTCCGACACAGGCGCCTTGCCATACAGTCGATAGGTACTGTGCGACAACGCGCTCTGTGCGGAAACCTCTGTGCTTCCTTGCTTGACTAGCCATTAAATATCGTCATAACAGATTCCACAAAGCCACCATGATCCGACAGATTGAACCTCTGCTTCAGGTGTTCTTTCCTCGCATCGTGAGCATTGCACTGTATCTGTGTCATCTAACTCTAGATTTATTGGCATCTGCTTTAGCAGCTCTATTCTATCCATTGACTGCTTTGCACTTTCTGCACTGCCATGCCCCGACTACTGGCTGATCGTCCTTGAACTTAATCTCTGCAACAATGTCATGAGCTTCTGTCGGCTCATTGCATAATTGGCAGTTAATAGTGTCAAACATAGGCACGTCTTCCAAGTTAGTCCATTCCCCTGTTGTCTCGTTATAGAACTCTAAGTGACCCATTATGCCCACGCTTTCTGAGGGACAAACTTACCCTCGCTGCTTAGTGTGTACCACTGTGTAGGGCACTTAGGCTCGCC